CGTTTCCCCTCCTAAAACAAATCGTTTTTACACTTTTATCTTACATCTAGTATTTTGTTTTATCAAAAAAAAGGCCAAAGAAGATTGATTTACTAGCATTTATAAAAAATAGTACTCAGGGGGAATCAAAAAATATTGTAGGCTAAAAGTACAACAAAAATAAGGGGCTGTGACAAAAGCCTTGTCACAGCCCCTTATTCCGAACAAACGGTATTCAAAAGCTTGCATCTGCGGTAATAAGTCCAACCAAACGAAAAAATAGGAAAAGCTATTTTTGTTTGGCCGTTCTTATTACTTGATGCAGGACAGCTTCTTTACAACCTCTAATCGTTGATATAAGGAAGGTACAGGATTTATATATGACTGGTAATAGAAGAAAATTACTAGCATAGTTTAGCGATTTACCCTAATTTTTGCTTCTAGTTATAAAATATTAGCACTAACTAAATTTCAAAACGTAGTCAAAAACGTATTTAAAATTGTAATCGGGTAAGTGTTCGACAACTATAATTAAACTAGATTTATCTATGTACTTCCCCCTCAAAATTGAGGGGGGAATTTTTTATCGTTTAGGAATATTTAAATACCAACGTTTGTCATGGAAATCTTGTGCTCCGCCTTTAGTGTTCCCTTCTGGATCGTTCGTTGCACGCATCATTACATAGACTTTCTTATTAGGAAAATTACGCATATTGAAAGATACATGATAGCCAACGTTTCCAGAAGTATTATAAGCTTGATTTACATCTGGTCTATAAATTCCATCAGCTTTTACTCGAGCTAATTCTTTCCCAGTATTGTAGTCCATAATGAAAATATACTCGTATTTATAGTTAGCAATGTGCCATCCAGCTACATGCAAGTTTGCGTTTTCGATTTCTCCGAACTGATCAATGTGGGCGTAATTTGTTCCATCTGTCAGGGTAGGATTTGCTGCACCTGCTCTAGTTGGATCAATGACTGGTTTATCATCTGAAGTTGTCGGATTTTCATCGGTAAATCCATGAGCCAAATCATAGGCTAATTTTTCTTTACTTACGCCCATTTCAGAAAGATAACCGTAAGGATCTGTATGATCGCCCCAAATATTTTGCGTTACCCATAAATGCGATTTGATTCCTGGTTGGTTATAAGGAGTGTCTAATGTTAATGGAATACCATATTTCATTGCTGAATCTCTAGCCAATTCAACGTATGCCTTATAGTTCTTTTCAAAAGTTGCTTTATCATGTGTGTGTTGTAACTCAATCTGAACAGGACTATTGGCATTAGCATATGAACCAGCGCCATACTGCACATAACCAGGTTGACCGACTTGATAAACAGTTCCGCCGTCTCCCACAATATAAGCAGTGTAAGCACTAGTCCATGAACGTTTCATATACTGCGCTTCATTGCGCCCTGTTGCTGTTTCGTTAGCTGTTTCATGCAGTAAAATATACTTATTATTCGCTACTTGAGAGCTACCTTCGTTTGGGCCCAAATTAAATTCATTGTTAATAGTGTAGGCAAAAGCATTCGAAGGCAATAAAAAAAGAGCCGTTAACAGGCTCAATGATAAAATGATTTTCTTCTTCATTTTTTCCTCCTATTTTTTCAAATTATAAGCCGACACACCAGTGATAACACCTAAAAACGTCGCTACTGCATTGATAGTCAGTACTGTCATATCTGTTCCATTCCATCCATACGCTTTGCCTAACGTGGCTACTAAAACAGATGCAGCTGGTAAAACTGTTAAAACCGTCCATTTAATGACTTGATAATACTTATCGGGTAAAATCATCTTTATTCATCTTCTTTCTATTTTTATCGAGATGTTTCCCTAAATAAAGTTTTAATTTGTTGTGTGTGTTCTACCAATTTTTCTGCATGTGTATCTAATCTTTCATCGTGTTTCTTTAGTTCTTCATGAATCATCAATCGATCTGATTTGCTCGATTCTAAATCTTTAGTCAGCAAATCTAAATTGTGATTTACTTTTGAAAGAGTCTCAGTAATCTTCGAGAAAGATGCAGTAATTGGTTTTATTACTAATAAAATCAAAGAAACAATCGCAGTGATTGATCCTGCGATTGTTCCCCATTCCCCTAAATTAATCATGTGACAACTCCTTAAATCAAAATAAAAAGCACATCAATTAAGATGCGCTTTCTTCTTTGCTAATAATTTTATCTGCTTCTTCGTCTGTAATGCATAGTGGAACGAATAGTCGAACTTGATCGTCAGTAAAACAGCCCCAATCATACATCATTTTCACATCGCTAAAACTAAACATACTACTCACCTCCAATTAACAAACCTACTAGCCATTCCCAACTCATGCACTGTAATCCCTCTTAAGTGACACCCTAAAGCATCCTAGAAGTCACTAGGTCGCTTGTTGGAAACTTTCTGTAGATCTTGTTTTAATTTCCTATTTACCATTTCTCACTCTCATTTTCTCAATATAAAAAGGCAGCCGATTTCTCGGCTACCTTCGTTTCTTAATTTTTATTTACCGCGCAGTTTGTTCCTACTATGACTTGAGTTTGGGTTTAAATAAAAGAAAACAAATTGAAAAACCGACAATATAAGCAATCGATGACAACATATCTCCTCTCATTACAAAAAAAGTGAATCCGATAAAAAATGGATATATTATTTTTATAGAAGGTTTATTACCTTCCCAATACTGTTTATCTAGCCACGAAAACAACTTTGATATACAGATCGCAAATCCTATTACACCTATTATTCCGAAATTAATCAGAGCTTCTGCGGGTAAAGGACTAGACACATTATAAAATGGAAGTTGAATACCTTCTGCGACTAAATATCCGCTTCCAATCGATTTAGATTCCCAAATACTTCGCGGAACAAAGAATAACATAACAGTAAGTAATTGTTTTCCCATTGTGATTCCGTAATGATCAATATAAAACATAGTATGGGCAATTTGTGAAAAAGCATCGTAATCACCTGAAGTTAAGTTTGAGCCCAACGAAAATGAAATACCAGAAAGAAATTCGCCTAAAGTTTCAACTCGTCTAGCACCACCTAAAATAGGGAATATAACATTTAAACCGAATATTAATAAGAAAACTACCAAATTCCTAGACTTTATATTGAAGAAAGTTAAAAACAAGCCCAGATATATTGCTGCTGCCCAATATCTTGCAGTAGCGGACGGAAAATTCGTTAAAAGTGTTATACCAATAGCTATTAATAATACTATCTTAAGAATTGGTCCTTTATTTGATCTCATTTTTAAAGCGATTAAAGTTAATAATAAAACCGGTATCGACCTAAGAGTAACAGTAATAACTGTTCTAAAAGATGAGTTATCAACAAGGTTTGTCATATTACTTCCCCTTGTGAACAAGCCAGAAAAGCCATATAGATAAATAAAATACAACATTACCAAGAAAGATAGTATAAAAACAAAATTAATCTTTGCGTAACTTACAAAAGTTTTGTCCGATTTTGTTTTGGTAATTACTTGGTTTGGGCTTTTCACCTTAGTTGCTAAAATCCACAAAAATTGCCAAACTAAGATAACCAAATTAGCTTTCAATAAATATTCACTATTAGAAGTTAAAAATCCCCACGGAAAAGTGTTTTCCCAATATTGTACGGCAGATGCAATAAAAAAGAATATAAATTGGAATACCCAATGTATCAAATGCAAAGAGTATGGGGCTTTTCTGGTTTCGTATACGATCATAAACCACGAAACAACACCAATTAATAAATTCGTGAGAATAAAACCATAATTAAGTGTGGTTAGGTACTGGTTACTAATGAATGAAGGTAATATTAAGATCATTGCAGTTACAATTAAAAGCGACCCTAATACTCCCTGTCTAATTATTGCTCCAACTCTCTTTTGGGTGTAATTGTTAATCATTATATATATCTCCTATCAAATTACTAATACTAAAATACCATACATTTATAGAAATATATATATCCTATATTAGATTAACCTGTAAATTTCCCCCTGAACATTACCCCCCTAAAACTCCATTAATAGCGTTGTTAGCTCTTAATGCCGTTCCACTTGCATCTTGAATACCTGTACTCACTCCATCAATTACATTACCAATAATAACAGCCTTAGCTTGACCGCTTAATGCCCAAATTCCATGCGTTTGTCTTTCTCCGCTATCTTGAGAGATAATGTTTGATTGAACACTAACACCACTTCCACCACCAAGACACAATCCAGCTAAATAAGTTGTTCTACTTTCATCTTTGCAATTATTTAATAATTTATTATTATGGATCATTAGCTTAAAAGTATTGTGTATGGAGTATATTCCGTTATACCCGTTTTCTAAACATTCGTTGCTCGTAATTGAACCCGAAGGGCAATAAATAGCGCTGATACCCCTAGCCCCGTTTTTATTACATTTGTTAGAGATTATGTTTATATTCTCGACCGATATAGAATTTGATCCTCCAGCCGCTCTTATTCCATCTCCTGCATTTCGCAAACAAGAATTACCCTGTATTAAGTTATTATTTTTTATCGAAGAGACGGTCGCCCACATGATTATTCCATCACCTTCATTATCCAAACAAAAATTATTTAAAATTGAGAGGTCGGTTCCTCTAGATCTTATACCTGAGCCAAAGCTACCTAAATTATTATAAGAGTGATTGCCTTCGATTAATGCGTTGAAACCAGAGAAAACGATACCGCCTCTTATGCTTTCGTCCGGAGAGCCTACAGGAGAAGCGTTATAGCCATTACCTCTGCATTGGTTATTAGTAATAACGGTTTTACCGTCCAATACAGTACTCGGATCGAAAGCGGTGTATATCCCTACCCATCCGTTGTTATGACACCTATTATCTCTAATATTAATTCCTATAGGTGTGCCCGAGTGATAACCTACGATAATTCCATGTCGTTGATGATTATGGCACTTATTATTCTCAACCCATACATTAGTGAGGTCTCTAAAGAATACACCAATTCCCATATCGTTATCAGAAAGACATTCATTATTTATAATGCGAACATCCTCTGCTCTATCGTAAATCTGAATATCGAAGTTTTCTTGGCTTGCATATGGATTATTATTTAGATAACAATCATAAATCCTTACTCTTTTTGTATTCGAGAGTAAATAAATACCGCCACCACCTAAGTATTCAAAGGAACATCTTTCAATAGTTACACCTGTAGTACCCCTTCCGTAAACACCGTAACTAGGTGTCCCACTAGCGCTGACAATGCCAGTGCCTTCAAAAGACAAATCATAAATTCTAATATTAACGGCATTGTCATTAATCCTAAAAATGTGAGCATTTTGGTTTGTTGTTTTAATTTTGGATTTAGCTCTAGTAATACCGGTAATCTGTATATTGGAAGGAATATTAATTAAACTATCTATCAAGAAAATTCCGTCAGGAACAACCAGTGTACCTCCACCCAATCCATTTAAAAAATCAACAGCGCTTTGAATAGCTTGAGTGTTAGTTGTACTGTTATCACCTTTTGCTCCAAATTGTTCAATATTAACTCCTCGTTGCTCTAAATCCTGAGCAGTTTGTGCCAACTGTGCATCAACAAATGTCTTATCTGCTTTGCTATTTTTAAGTGTATCGATATCTGTACGGAATTTATTTGCGCCAGAAAGAACCTCGTCTATTTGCTGATTGGTTTGATCAATACGATCATTTGCTTTATCAATATTAGTATTGAGAGTTGCGACATCTTGACTGGCTTTCGTGATTTTGTCGTTTGTGTCTTTCAGTTTCGCATCAATCTGCGTTTCGGATTCCGCAATTTTCTGCTCAATCTCTTGCTTCCCATCAGCTAGAATTTTCTCAATTTTATCAATGGTCTGGCTAAACCCATTGAAATAATAATCTTCTAGTTCTGGTGTACTATCATCGATTGGACTGCGTTTGATATAAAAAGTAAAACGACCAGCTGTATCTAACGAGCGGTCGTTTGGGAAATCAATATATACGCTACCTTCTACGGTGCCTACGTATCCCAGTATATTATCCTCTAACACAATAGAAACAATACCATTCACAGGATCTTCTACCGTAGCTAGATAGTCATGTTTACCATAACCACCTTCTGCCGTTGCAGATTTGAACATCAAGCGAATCGGAACAGTTGTCCCTTCGGGTAAGCTTTGAGGGATGCCGTTTTTCCGAACTAACTTCATTCGAAGCTTAGCTGTTCCTCGATCATGCGACCAAAAAACAACATTCGTCCTGTTTGGACTAGTGGCTTCTGCTTGAATCACAATGATCGATTCATTCATTTTATAAACCATTAACTTAACACCTGCCCTTTGGAAATAATCAAGCCGTTTCCACCAATACTCGTGGCAGTCGTAGCAAATGTCGACGGAACAGTTCCTCTTACAATCGCATCATCACAACGAATGCCTATATTATTCCCCGATCCTTCTAAACCAGCTAATGCTTCAGCCATACGACGAACACATAAGGCGGTGTCTTGATTAATAACAGTAGTATATCCATACATCCGAAGTTTTGATACACCGCCAACATATATAGCGTTATAATTCATTGATTTAGTGTTTTCAGCAAACTTACATTTATTCAATCCCATATATCCGCTTTGTTCATTCATAATTCCATATCGTTTACCATCAGGAGACAACGGCGCGTTTGCAGTATCAACTATTTGAATTCCAACAATATCTGTGTGTCCAGAACAAGCAGTGACAGCTATACTTCTTACTTTAACTGGTAAGTCCGAGGTTAACGGGTCAATACTACTTATGTCATTAATCGGTCGTATGGTTAAAGATTGATAAGATAAACCTTTAATCACTATATCTTCTAAGAATGTTCCATCCTCTGCGAAAATCGTAATTGGAGCCATGGTAATCAATGGAATTGTATTAATTGCTGCTTGTATACTTGCAAATGGGCTTTCTTCCGTACCATCGCCCGTCTGGTCGCTTCCATCCTTTGAAACGTAAATATTGATAGGTTCGTTATACCCTCCAATGATTTGCTGGACTGCTTTGTTTAATTGCTCTACTTGTGCTTTCTGACTAGCGGCATTTGTAATTAATTCACTAATTTGTTCATCTGTCAAGGTTTCGTGTTCTACCAATCTGCCGTGTAAAGTAGGAAAGGTTTCTCCCTTATTATTTACACGTGCATCCACTACTTCGTTAGGAGAATCACCTCCTGAATGAAGCACGAGATTATCAATACGACTATTCGTTGATTTGTGCTGCTCGTCTAAATTTTTTTCCAAATTTTCTAAGTAGTCCACATTGTCATTGAATGTTTGTTTCCACTCGTTGGAAATTCGGTTATTCTTCAATTTTTCTAATTCCAACTAAATCACTCCTTTTTTCGTTAGATTAGCGAGAATTGCAGTCATTGTTTTCTTTGTGTTGCTCAATGTGATTTCTGGCGGTTTATTTTCCAATGCTGGATACGTCTTGATTCCTACCACTTGAATATAGGTATTGACACCTAACGGCTCATAGACAAACGCCACGTAATCGCCCTTATTAGGCTCTACACGCCATTTCATAGTAACTGTGCCAGTGATTGTTGGATAGTCTTGCAAGTCTTGTTTCAAACGTTCTAGCATGTTCCCTGAAACGGTGTAACGATCATCACTAACTGGACTTTGGACACGTATACCCCATTTTTCCGACTGCTTACTTGTATATGTGATTGGCGTGAAGTAGTAAGTATCGTCTTCCTTTTTCTTCCCAAATCCTTTTATCTGTGTTTTCAAATTCAAAGTATCTATATCAAATTTCACAGAATCGGTATTGTATTTGTAGCGTATTTGTTCTTCAGTTTTTTTACCATATTCTGAACGAGGGAAGAAAGTAAGGTTTTTGTTGTCCGGAATCACTATCGCATCATAGTCTTTCAAAATTTCTTCAACCAGTTTCAAATAGTTCCCATTCCCGAAGTTTTCTTGTTCAACTGGCAAAAACTTCTTGTTCGGATCTACAACATTCCATGTAAATCCACGGTTATCAGGTTTGAAAACATGCGCTAGCAGTTGGTTGATAGAGCGTGTTCCTGTGATTGTGTCGTACTGAAAGCCATCTTGCATGGTGTAGTAAATGTGCGTGGCTGTAACTGTTTTTGTGATTGCTGCCCCTTCGGCAGAAACGCCCATTTGTTTTACGATAAACTCTTGTCCATTGAAAAATACTGAATTTTCGTAATCGACTAAATCAAAAGCCAATTCATTGAATTTTGTTTTGACAATAGTGAACGAAATTTCCCACGTTTCGTTCTCTTGCCAAATTTCAGTAAATGTACTTTTATCGTAGTCAGTCAATATTTCTTTTTTTGTTTTCTCGTAGTCTTGGATAAAAATATCTTTCAAATTCTCACCTACTTATACAAAAAATTGAAGTCCCATTTTGACTCCACTCTAGTAACATTTTGTATTTCAATTTCATTCGTTCCAACCGCTAACGTTATCAAACCTAAATTCGTGTCAATTCCGCAATTTACACCGTTCAACTTCGGATAAACACGGTCTAAAGTCAAAGTTTGGCCTAGCAACGTAGAAAACTTGGGATAGTAGATGAATCGTTCCCCTGTCGTTTTGTTGAAAATAGTCACGTTGCCTTCTGATTCACCTTCCAAAGTGATTTTTAGAGCATGTTCACGTGGATCAATAGCAAAATCGCCAGCATTATAAATGATAAAATTACTGGTTCGGTGCGTATACTTATAATTTTCCGCAACTAGACCTTGTGAAAATTGCCATTCATTAGACAGTGAAAAATCCAATAACGTGGAAGCCATCGATTCGGAACAACCTCTAAAAACAGTGAAAGTCGTCTTGTAAGTTGCGTATCTTAGACCAACTTCATTCACTTCTACTGAGTTAGGACGGACAAAGTATTTTTTGCCCGGTTCTCTATCTGTAAAAACATAATATCCTTCGTCATCGAATAGAAACGCATATAATTCAGTTTCTTTTAGTTGATAGTCATACATATTTTTGAATTCAGCATAAAATTCCACTTCGATAGTGAACGATTTGAAACTTTTTTCGACTTCTCTCGAACCGTTTGACCCTGAAAATTCTTGGTATTCTACATTTAGTTGTGGTGCTTTTCGTGCAAAAGAAATACACTCTATGCCCAATTTTTCTTTTAGAGATACTATCTCTTGATTTTTTATGAAGCGAAAATCGATTAAATAGCCATTCACTTTATCCCTCCTAACCTGTTGTATATAGCGAACGTTTCAACTGGTTACCTAAGTATCCGTTTGTATTGTCTGCAATTGCTTTACCATCAAGTTTGACACTTGTGTCTTTTGCTAAAAGTTTAGATAGCAAGTTATTCTGCTGAATCATCAGTGAAACTAATGTTTCTAACGTTCCGCTCGAATCGCTACTATTATTTAGGCTTTTTGGTTTTACTCCTAACTTATTTTGAGCAATCGCAAGCAACTGCATCGCTCTTGATCGTTTAGCCTTATCTAACGGAATAATAATTTCTGGCTTGTTTCCTTCTGCGATTTCCGCAATTTGATGTTGGTTTACAATTCCACCGTTTGCGTAACCAACTCCACGATAGGCATTTGTTAGTGAGCCATATCTTGATAGTGCGTATCTGATTGAAGCTAAGATGTTAGATAGTGGGTCAAAAATATTGCTGTTGAATCCTGGCATTGCATACTGTCTGAATGTTGGGTCAATCACTTGGAGCAACCCTTTTGATGGTGTTCCATTTTTGGCGTTAATATCCCAATTGTTAACTGCATTAGGATTACCATTTGACTCTGTACGCATTTGATTTAGTAATGCATTTAAGTTTGCAGTACTGTATTGACCGGTCATTTTCAACGCTCTAATTGCTACATTGCGCCAGCGTTCTACCCCACTGCCTCCCACGCTATCTCCTGAAATTTGAGTGTTTTGTGGGTCTTTCACACCGTTTAAATGCACGTGGTCGTAGTGGTCACCATCAGGCCATGGTCTCCAATCATTGTGAATACCTGTACCTGATTGTCCTGAACGGTCACGAACTTTACCATTTGTGATAACATAGCCGATTTTGTTTGCAAACTTCTCAAATGCGTAATTGGCTGCTTCTGTGTAGCGTGGCGAGCCTCCTGTGACACCAGGTAGTGCAATATCAATGGCATTACGTTTACCATGCGAATAGGGGTCACCTGGTCTATACCCACTAGTTGCCACAAAGCCTGGAAACTTCTTCATTACTGCAACTGCAACGTCCGCCAAATATTTGTAAACGCCTTGCATGCCCATTGAAGTGTCTAAACTGCCACTGCTGAATAGTTCTGTGATTTTGTTCGTCAGTGCTTCGGTAGCCTTGCTTAGAATACCTTTACCAACATCTAAAGGATATTTGACAAGCCCTTCCAGCACGCCAAGACCATTTAACACTTTCCTAGCCAACGCTCCCGGGTCTGTTACAAAATCCCATACATCGCCGACTACATCTTTCAGCTTGTTTCCAACATCTCCAGCAAATCCTTTGACGTTGTTCCATAGATTTCCGAAAAAGCCTGTACCTTTGGCGTATCTATATCTTGGTGCTTTGTTTCCAGTCATATAAGCTGTTTCTTCAGCTGTTAGAACGTGTGTGCCTTTTGGTGCATTCAACACTACGTTTCGCCCTCGTGGGATAAATGCTTGTCCGTTAGGTGTGATTACCGCTTCAGCACCTCTACCGTCATTTACCATCATAGGCCCGCCCGGATGACCTCCGTTTGGTGTTCCTTTTGCGTATTGTGGCACTTTCCATTCTTTGAGTTTGTCAGCACCCAGTTTTTCTAGTACCCATGAAGCTCCATGGATGATTGCGTTAACTGGTTTACCTATCGCTTTAAGTGCTGCGTTGAAAATACTTTTGAATGCATCAACAATAGCATTTTTACCGCCAATAATGGCATCCTTCATCTTCTTCGGTAGCTCTGAAAACCAATTGAATACCGTATCAATACCTCTACGGAATGTGTCTTTGATACCGTTCCACAGGTTACCGATTACATCAGAAACTTTGTTCTTCAATTCAGTTGCTTTGTTGAAAATGTTTTTTACCCAGCCAACTACCTTATTCCAAGTGTCTCCAACGCCATTGCTGAAGAAGTTTTTCACGCTGTTCCACATGTTTTTGACTGTGTTCACAACGCTGTTCTTCATTTCAATGAATTTATTACCAATCCATGAAGCCCATTCTTTTATTTTTTCCCAAAGCCACTGTAACACGCCCCACAACATTTTGTAGTATGCCACCAAGTTGTTGACAACGCCCATAACTACATTTTTCACAGCTGTAAAAGCTGCATTGACTATGTTTCTAAACGTTTCGGATTTTGTATAAGCTATCACCAAAGCACCTGCTAGTGCGCCTAATGCTACACCAATCGCCACAAAAGGGGCTGCCAATGTTCCGCCAGTAATTGCCAGCAACATACTTGCTACGTTCAATGCTTTTACTGCTAATGTAATTCCGCCTATGATTCCGACAATCCATGTTAGTGGCTCTCTATTTTCAACGATCCACGTTCCAATATCTCTCAACCAACCTATAAATTGAGTAATTTTAGGAATAGAATTTTCAATCCCTTTTGTTACTCTGTTGATGAAACCAGTGATATTTTCAACGCCTACTTTGTCTATGATACTTTGTAACCCATTTATTACAGTAGATTTCATCTGTTCCCAAGAACCACTCAATGTATCTGTGGAAGTAGCTGCTTTAACTGCTCCGTCATTCATACCTAACTGTACAATCGCTTGGTTAAACTCATCAGAAGTGATTTGACCTTGCGCCATTGCATCACGGAAGTTTCCTGTATAAGCTCCGTTTTTCAACATAGCGTCTTGTAACAGTCCTGAAGCACCCGGTATCGCATCTGCTAATTGATTCCAGTTTTCAGTTGTTAGTTTCCCAGCTCCTGCCGTCTGCGTTAGCATCATGGCAACGGATTTGAATGTATCACTAGAACCGCCTGCAACGGCATTCAAGTTACCTGCCGCCTTGGTTAGTTCTGTATAGTTAGGAATCCCATTAGATGCCAAATGTGCGGTTGTGTTCAGAATTTCTTCTAAACCATAAACCGTCTTATCGGCGTAGTCTTTCATTTCTTTTTTCGAGCTTTCTATCTGTGACTTCCCAAAGTTAGCAAACTCCATGGTTTTGGAAAACTTCATCAATGAATCCGATGCGTTTACTGCTTCGCCAACCAAGCCTTGCACGCCACTTACTACACTGCTAATAGCGTTATGCGCTAATCCAGCAACTGCACCAAACGAAAATGCGCTTTTTAGCGAGCCTAATTTGTCTTTTAGCCCATCCAGTTTCCTAGCTGACCTTGTGGACTTGTCGCCAAAATCTTCTATTTTTTTTCCTGATTGATCGCTGGAGCTTTTGAGTGCTTCTAATTGCCTGCTAGATATTTGGCTTTGTCGTTCTAACTTTTCTAATGCCCTTTTTGCATCTTCGGTTTCATTTGCTGAATCGCCAAACTCATCAGCCATCAGTTTCACAACTTTGCGCTGTTCTTCGATAGCTTTCTCGGATAATTCCGTTTGTTTGGCTAGCCCTTTTTGTTTTGCTTCAAACGCACCAGATTCATCACCAGCGGCTTTCAACGCTTTGACTTCGGCGTTCATTTGTCGTTCATTTTCTTTGATTTCATTAGATAAATCATTGACGGCTGTTTTGGAATACACCAATTCTTTTTTTGTGTCGTTCAACTGGCGACTGTAAGCATTATATTTTGCGGTAGCGTTGTTTATCTGCGTGTTAAGGTTAGCAACTTGTTTCGATTCCTCGCCATACTTGCTAATCGCTTCATCACGGCGCTTTGTTAATTCTCTTACTTTGGCGTTTTGCCCTTCCATAACCGTAGACAAGTCTTTCGTCTTTTGACTAAGTGCTTCGTATGAACGTCCTGCTGAATCATAAGCCTTTAGATTGGCACGCATATTCGACTCAGCTTGTTTGACTTTCGCATTGATTTCGTCCAGCGTGTTACCAAAACTAGTGCTATCTAAACTAATCCCTAGCTTGATATTTCCTGCCGGTTGTCCTTTTCCTGCCATTATTTACCTCCTTCCTCAAGTTTTACCAAGTCTTCAGCCGATGAATCTCAGTTCAAATTGGAAAATTTTATGGAATTCTATGCTATCAATAATAAGTTAAGAACAGAATGTTTTAATGTTTGCCAGTCTTATTTCAAGAAAAAATACTCTTATGCACAGTAAAAAAAGCCCGTGCTGCAACACGGACTCATACCTCATTTCTGAGATCACAAATATATTATACCAGAAAAGAGGGAAACGAAATGAAAAAGTCTATTTTATGCGTTGGGATTTTAAGTTTGAGTTTAGCTGTTTTAGGGGCTTGCTCGTCTAATGATGGTGGCAATAAAACTGCTGAGGAATCAACTACAACAATTTCAAGCTCTACCACTACGGAAATCCAAGCATCGGCTCAACAAACATCCGAAAGAGATGTGATTGAAATGTCATTTAAAGACAAAACGTTGACTGGACCTGGTTACAAACTCACTATCGATAAGACGCAGGTCGGAAAAGACAATTTTTCCGGAGAAGACGGATTGATTATTTGGTACACGCTAGACAATCAGACAGAAGCAAATATGGTGCCTAGCGATATGTTTTCAATGCTCACTTTTAGCCAGCAAGATGATACGTCCGAATATGATCTAACATCTAGTGTAGGTACTTTTGCCGTGGATGAGGCACTCTATCCTATGTACAACGAAGATGGAAGCCCACTCGAAGATGACGCTGCTTATGATGAAGCTGTAACTAATCAAAATAACTTTTTGGATGAAGTAGACGCTAAATCTGACGCTGAACTGTTGCCGGGTAAAAGTGTACAATGCGTCACGGGAGTCGTTTTAAATAATACTCAAGGCGAAGTAAAAATTAAGCTCGGAGAAGACTTCCCCGCAAGCGAAAATCAAGAACTGATAGTTAGTCTAAATTAACAAAAAACACGCCCACCGACCAAAGCAAGATCGTATAACTAAGGAGGTGATGCCAGCTATTTTAGTCCGAACACTTACCCGAGCGAAAGGACGAAAAAAATGGCAACATTCGAACAATACAAAAAGAAAAACGGTGAAAAATTGTGGAAGTTTCAAACTTATTTGGGAGTAGATCCCTTGACTGGCAAACAAGTGAGAACTACACGAAGAGGTTTTAAAACAAAAAAAGAAGCTCAATTAGCGCTGACCAAATTACAATTGGAATACGAAAGTAATGGTCTAAATAAGTCTAAAGAGTTAACTTTTCAAGAAGTATACGATCTATGGATTGTAAATTATGAGCAGACAGTAAAAGAAAGTTCTTTCGTTAAAACAAAAGAACAGTTTGCGAATCATATATTACCAGCATTTGGTGCTCTTAAAATCAACAAAATATCGATTGATATAGCTCAAAAGTTCGCTAATGAAAAGGTAAAAAGATTTGTGTTGTATAGAGAATTCATCAATAATGCTTCGCGTATATGTGATTATGCTATTAAATTAGGATATCTACAAGATAATCCTTTTAAAAAAATCACAGTTCCAAAAAGAAAGGTCTCTGTTCATGAAGAAAATACTTTAAACTTTTTTAATAAAGAAGAACTAGAAATCTTTTTGAAATCAGTAGAAAAGAAAAAAGATATTCGTATGTATTCTTTTTTTCGGACACTAGCCTTCACAGGGATGCGCGTAGGCGAGCTCTTAGCTCTCACATGGAAAGACATTGATTTTAACGATAATTATATCAAGATAAATAAAACTCTCGCCAGAGGAAAAAATAGACGCCTTTATGTAGAGCAACCTAAAACCAAAAATTCTAAGCGAGATATACCAGTCGATGATGAAACTATGAACATCTTGAAGAAATGGCGATTAGAACAAAGAAAATGGTTGTTAGCATTGGGAATTAATACGTTAAGCAAAAATCAACTGGTATTTTCTAACCAGAAAAACGAATATCTCCAATTATCTAAGCCTCGTAAATGGTTAGAAGTGATTATCAAACAAAATAATCTTAAACGTATTACTATTCATGGTCTTAGACATACACATGCTAGTTTACTTTTAGAAGCTGGTGCAAATATTAAGGACGTACAAGAACGTTTAGGCCACTCGTCTATTCAAATCACTATGGATTTATATATCCACATTACAGACAAACGAAAAGAAAAAACAGCAGCGCAATTCGCAAAATATATCGGTATTTAA